CGCGCGCCACGCGGCAGCGCCCGAGCCAGCGCCGGACCGAGGCGGCACAGGTACCGGCTCAGCCTTGGGCTCGACGGGCGTCTCCGGCTCCTCGACGGGCTCGGGGGCAGCGGGCGCCTCCGGCTCGACGGGGGCCGGCGGCTCGGCTGGCTCCTGGGCCGGGGGAGCGCTGGGCTCCTCCGGCTTCGGAGCGTCCGAGCCCTGGGGCGACGCGGGCTCGGCCGGAGCCTCGTCCTCGTCGCCCCACACAGCAGGGTTGGTGATCCGCGCGACGAGGTGATCCGGCGGCGGGTTGATGTAACCCGGGCCGTACACGCCGCCGTCCATGACCACCACCGCGGTCAGCTCACGACCCATGATCTAGAAGATCGTCGCGGTGAGCAGCTTCTCCGGCGCGGCCAGGACCGGCATGCCGATCGCTGCCACGTGGGTCCAGGTGCGGACCGGGTCGCCGGAGCGGGTGACCGTGCCGACCAGGCCGGGGGCCTGGGCGAAGGTCAGCTGCGGGTTGTTCATCCCGACCAGCTCCAGGGCCTCCGCGGTGATGCCCCAGAACGTGTTGCCCAGGGACGCCGGGTTGGCCGGGAGGTAGATCATCTTGTTGACCGGGATGACCCGGGTCGAGACGTCCGCGTAGGTGAAGACCTGCGTGTTGTACTCGACCAGCTGCGGGAGGTCGTTCGCGTCGAGCAGACCCGCGAGCTGCGCCCGCGTGATGACTGCCGGCGTGCCGCCCAGGGTCGCGAAGTTCGACCGCACCGACTCGTTGCGGAGCATGTGGCCGATCGCCTGACGCGAGGTCAGGGCGAAGGCCGGGGGCTCGCCGGCGTCGTCGGTGTAGAGGTCGGCCCAGTCACGCATGTCCTCCAGCGGGTCGCTGGTCGCGTGGTCGCTCCAGAGGACCGGAGCGGTGGGCAGGTGGGAGCCGGCGACGCCGAAGTCCGCCTCGATGCCCTTCAGGCCGTTCTCCCCCGAGAGGGTGAACTTGCCGGTCGTCAGGACCTGGCCACGGGCCAGCTCCATCCGAGCCAGCACGGCCTGGGTGTTGATCTGGGCGTCGTTGTAGAGCGCCTGGATCAGGGCTGCGGTGTTGTCACCGCCGGAACGGAGCATTTCCAGCCGAAGCCGCTCCTCTTCGCCCACAAGGGTCTTCTGACCCAAAGGGGGCAAAGCGACGCGCTGCCGCTGGAAGTTGTCCCGCTGGCCGATCGGCGTCTCGGCGTCGTAGGCGCGGAACATCGCGGCGCGGTTGCGCCGGAAGGCCGTGGTGAACGCGGCCTCGATGTCCTGGATGTTGCGGTCCGGCAGCCACGTGTTCAGCGTGAAGGTGGCCGGAGCCGGCAGCTCCCGGATGAATCCGGTGAGAACCGCGGGCTCGATCAGGTCGAAGTTCAGCATGAGTCAGTCCCCGATCAGGCGATGTAGATGATGCGACCGGCGACATCCGTCTGGCCGTTGGTGTCGACACCGTGACCAGTCGGAAGCTTGGACAGACGCACCTTGCCGTGGCTCAGCAGAGCCGCACCGATGTAGTCGGCGCCGCCCTTGAGGGACTTGGTGGTCATGAGGTGGCCAGACATGGTCTGACGGCCGTCGGATGCGGCGTTGTCGTACGGGCCGTACATGCCCTGGGTCGCGCCGTTCGCGGTGATCTGAGCGATGGCGACACCGGACGGGATGTAGCCGTCGGTGTAGAACGGCTTGCCCGAGAACAGGTCGGTCACGAGGGTGATGGTGTCGGTGGACTCGACACCGTGACGGCTACCCAGCCAGGAGAAGTTCTCCGGCGCGTAGGGGCCGTCCGTCCGGACACTGAGGTCCATGAGGTGCTCCTTCGATGAAATGGCGCCCGTCGCCGAAGCGGGGGCTAGAAGTTGCCAGCCAGGAAGTTCTGTGCCTGCTGGCGGCCGAGCGCGAGCTTGTCGAGCGGGGCCGCGGGCTGGTTGCCCTGACCGAGGTCCGGCCGCGGCAGACCCGTTGCGGGCTGTGCGGGCTGACCGGGGACGGGGAGACCGGTGGGCAGTGCTCCCGGGGTGGCGGGTGCGGCGGGCGCCGTGGCGGCAGGAACCGCGGTGGCCGGAGTGGCCGGGGCCTGGGCGGGGGCGACGGTGTCGACGAACGCGGTCACCTTGGCGGCGTCCACGCTGCGTCCGTCTGCGCTCAGGAAGTGCTGGTGGTTCAGGTTGGCGGCGAGAGCCTCCACCTGGTGCGGCTGCAGGCGGGTACCGAGACCCGCGCGCACGTGCGCATCGACGAGCACGACCGCCGCCTGGGCGGAGGCCTGCCCGTACCCCTCGGCGCGAGCGGCGGCGATGCGCTGCTCGACGTCGGTGGCGTTCGCGGCCGACAGCTTGTCGAACTCCTCGGCCTTGGTCTTCAGGGCGTCGTAGTCGCTGCGGCCCTTGGCTCGGGCCTCCCACTGGCGCGAGTACCACTTGTAGTACTTCGCCTGCTCGGCGTCGGTCATCTCCGCGAGCGGCTTGCCCTCGGGGTAGTCCTTGCCGTTGCCGTCGCTGATGCCGTCCGGCTCGCCGGCGGCCGGCGGCTGGGCGGTTGCGGGCGGTGTGACGGGGGCCGTGGGTGCGGTCCCGGGCTGGGCCAGTGCGGTCGCGACTGGAGCGGTCAGGCCGGGAACGGCCGCCGGCATGGCGCCGGGGATCGTCGTCGGCAGGACCGGCTGGGGGTAGGGGGTCGTGGCCACCGGCTGCACCGCGGGTGCAGGCTGCCCCTGAGCGGTCATCTGCGCGGCGAGGAACGCCGCGAACTGGGCCGGGTCGACGGCCTGCGGCGCCGGGAGAACGCTGCCACCGGCCTGGGGGAGCGCGGGGACGCCCTGGTTGGTCAGCGCGAACTGCGGCTGCGGCAGGACGCCGGCCGTCATCGTGCCGGTCGGGAGCTGCTGGCCTCCGGGCTGCGCCGTGGCGGGCAGCGGGGGCAGAGCGTTGCCGTTCGGGGTGATGAGGCCGGGGATGTGCGGGGTGGCAGTGCTTTCGGTGGACATGACTCTCCCATGGCGGGTTGTACGGATGCGCCCATGGCGGGCGTGACCCCACCGGTGGTGGGGAAGATGTGGTTAAGCCCAGGCGGGCGTCGCGGTAGTACTGCTACGCTGCCGACATGAAGATCGACGAGGGTCAACACCTGCCGCTCGATTACCGGCCGGCGGGCGAGCCGCGCTGGACCGTGCCGGCCGATGTCTGTGACACCTGCTCGGACTTCCCGCAGGGCCAGCTCGTGCCGGTGTCGTTCTGCCCGACCGCGAGCCTGCGGACCCAGGAGCTGTACGACTTCCTGAGTGGCGGGCCGCGACCGGACTGGGCCTAGCTAGGCCGCCGGGATCCGGGCGTTGACCTCGCGGATCTTCTGCCGGTGCCACTTCTCCGCTTCGGAGGTGTCGATGCCGGCGGTCTTCTGGTTGAGCAGTCGCTCCAGGTCTTCCTGCAGCGTCTCCAGCTGAGCCAGTGCGCGCTCGGCGGGGTCATCGCTCTTGGTCTTCGAGACCTCTCGCGGGCCACGGAATCGCTGGGTGGGATTGACCAGCCAGGGACCCAGCTCTCCGTGCTCTACGACCTCGACGCGGATCAGCTTCAGGGCGTCGCGGCCGGTGCCGCCGGCCTGCTTGTAGATCCGGTCCAGGTCTTCGCGGTTCAGCCGGAAGCCAGGGTCGTCTTCGGCGCCGACCGCGACGACCGTGCAGCGGCAGCGCGCGTGGATCGGCATCAGGTCTTCGTCGCGGTAGACGACGTCGGCCGCGATGACACAGAGGCCGCACGGCGGCTTGCCGGAATCAAGCTCTGGGTGCAGCACCCGGCGGTATCCGCGGGTGCCGCTCGGCTTGCGCTCGCTCATGAATCGCTGCGACTGCGCGCGGTCGGCGAGCATGACATCGGTGTCGGCGACGATCCGGGCGCGCTGCTGCACGTAACGCCGGGCGCCGGCGTCGTCCATCAGTCCGGACGAGACCCGGTAGCGGTACGCGTCGGCGAACCGCCCGTAGACCTTCCCGGGCTCGACGCTCGTGATCGCGTTCTTCGCGCGCTCGATGTTCGCCAGCTCTTGCTTGGTCAGCGCGGGGCCGGCGCCTTCGTCTGAGGTCTTCGCGTGCGCCAGCGTCTCGACCATCTCCGGCGGCAACTCGCGGCGCAGCTTCGAGACGTCGACCGCGCCGACCGGGCGGACCCGGCGGCCGGTGACGATCGAGGTGCTCTGGGCCATGTAGCCGTCGGTCACCTGTGCCATCCGGCGCTGCTGCGACTGCACGATCTTGACGGCGGCCTCGACGGCCTTGGTCGTCTGGTCCGGGTCCCAGTAGTCGCGCACCGCGGCGAAGGCTCGGGCCACCGCGTCGGCGGCGGTGTTCGAGAGTTGATCGCGGACGGCGGCTTGTGCCCGAATGAGCGCCTTGAGCTGCTTCATCTCGGTCGCGGTGAGCTTGCCCGAATCGGTAGGCACTTCGTCACCGCCTGTCGTGATACTGGGCTATGGTGCTCGTATGTCTGACGATTACTGCCGCGGCCTGCCGCAGGAGGAGAGAGCGTGAACCAGCCGAACTTCCCGACCGAAACTCGCCCCGCCCTGGCTGGCCCCAGCGAGGAACAGCTCGTGTTGCTCGGCACCGATCCGGCGTCGCTGGCTATGCGCGACGCCCTGATGCAGGTCACTCATCACCTGTACCGAACGACGCTGCGAGTGCAGCTGACGACCAGCTACTACGAGCGGATGAGCAACCCGCAGCCTGGCGACTTCGTCATGGAGAGCAGCCGCGGCTGGTGGGCCTCCAGCCCGGAGACGCGGATGCGGTCGTTCGGCGTGCTGCTCGGAGTACGCAACGAGCTGGGCAACGACCGGAAGAGTCGAGCGGTCACATACGTCCAGTACGGCCCTCACCCCGGCCAGTCGTGCCGCTGGGAGGAAGGCATCTTCGTACTGGTCCCGACCGACTTCAACACGTTCGAGGTCTGATGATCTGTTGGTACTGCCACGCCCCGGCCACCGACACTCACGAGATTCACTCTTTCGAGGGAATCCTGCGCGTGGTCCCGGTCGGCTGGGGCAAGGGCACGAAGCTGGCTGGTCCGCACCAGTGCACGGAGAGGCCGCCCAGCCCGGACCAGATGCGGGACGCGGCTTTGCAGGCCGGCGAGCGCATGGTCCAGATCCAGGTGGATGGGCTTATCGAGCCAGCTGCGGCGGGACCGAGCCGGTGGAGACGTTTCTGGCGCCGCCCCCGAGGCCACTGACGTCGTTCAGCCCGGTGTCATTCGGCTGATCCTCGCCGTCGCCCTGGTCGCCCTGGTCGCCCTGCTGGTCGGCGGTCTGCTGGAGCAGCAGCTGCTGACGCTGCAGCGCGGCGAGCTGCTCTTCCTCCCGCTCGCTTTCCATGCGCTCGATCTGACCCGGGTCGAAGTCGAAGATGTAGCTCATCATCGAGCGCCACGGGATGATGTCCTTGACCATGTTGGCCGCCGACGCCTTCTCGTTCAGCGACAGGCGCAGCGGGCTAGCCCAGAGCGTCTGCAGCTTGCTCAGGTCGGCACGCTCGCTCTGCCCCATCGTCAGGAAGATCAGCGCCATGACCGCGGCCCACTGCGGGCTGGCTCTGTCGATCCGGTCGCCGGTCTTGAAGAGCAGGCTCTCGCGCTGCTGCGCTGCTCCGTCCGCGGACTGGTTCGCGCCACCCGGGTTGAGGTAGTACATCGGGGTGCGCGTGACGGCCGCGAACTGCATCACGTCATCCTTATTGACCTCCAAGATCTGGCGGAGGTCCGCGGTGGTCGACTCCCAGATCTTGGCGCCCTCGGGCAGCATCCAGATCGCCGCGGGGTCGCTGGTGAAGACCTCGCTGTAGTCGATCGAGTTGCCGTCGTCGTCCTCGTCGTCGATGCCACCGCTGCCGGCGGCCGTCTCGATCGCGCGCTGCTTGAATGCCTGCAGCGCCGCGGTGCAGAGCCGGCTCAAGGTCTGGTAGTTGATCCGGTCGAGGATGTCGATGTGCTTCTCGTACTCGCCCATCAGGTCCTTGTTGAAGAACGGGACGATGCACATCTGGTCGTGGCCGAGGGTGCCGGACCGGTCCGGCACCCAGTTCCAGGTCTCGGGGCTCCAGTACATAGGCCCGACGGCGGCCTTCATCAGCGCGTACGGCGCCTCTCGGCGTGCGACCCATACCTCGCCGGGGAGGTACAGGTACGCGCGGTCCTCGCCCTCGATGTCGTCGCGTAGGAACTTCAGCGCGGCGCGCAGCTTGTAGGGGTTCATCGGGTCGGGCTCGCCGACCACGAAGCGCGGGTCTTCGGCGGTCACGGTCGGCACGCCGTTGTCCTCGTCGATGAACCCGACCATCACGTACGCCTCGCCGAGGTTCAGCATCTTGTCGTGGGCGTCGGCGGCGACGATGTTCATCTTGGCGCGGTCCCAGATCTCGCGCGCGTCCTTGTCGCCGGTCTCGTCGGAGTCGACAGCAGTCCGGAAGCCGACCGGCCGCATCCGCTCGGATACGGCGGCGACTGCCAGCTCGGCGTAGTTGGTGCGGGACTTCTTCTGGAACGCGGTGAACAGATCCCGGGCCGCCTCGTTGCCCTCAGGCAACGGCGGGTTGCCGCGGTAGCGCTGGTGCAGGCCTTCGAGCCGGTTGTAGCGCGTGTCGTCGCTGAGCTTGCGGAACAGCCTGTCCATCCACCAGCCAGGACTCAGCCGCACGTCCGTCTTGATCGCCACGTCTCACCGCCTTCTGGGGTAGTACGTGTCGTTCAGGGCTAGTAGGCTGCCTGCATGGCAACAATGTGGAAGGTAATGATCTTGATGGCCAGCCGGGTCTCGTGGGCCTGCTCGATGAACTACTGCGCGAACGGCCCCGGTGCCTGCGACGGCACGATCGAGGGGCCGGGCAGCGGCCCCTGCATGCACGGGTGCCACGGCAGACGGGCGGCCTGAAATGCAGATCAAGGTCGACTTCACGATCGAGATCCCCGACGAGAGCATGGACGCGCTCCGCGAGTTGGCCGGCGGTGTCCGTACGGGCAGGGAGTGTCGCGACTTCGTCCGCGGCGACGTGATCGAGTACATCCAGTCGTACCTGGAGGGCAACGGCGTCCAGTTCGAGGTCGTCCGGGAACTGATGTGACCCCCGCTGAACGAGCGAGCCCGGCGCCTTCCCACGCCGGGCTCGCTCGCGTCTCAGGTCAGGCCGTCGGGCGCGGGGCGTCCTGG